CATAATGCCTCTACGAAAAAAAATTACTTAAATTGCCTATGTGTTCAGATTTCCAACCAATACAGTCTAGCACTGTTTTGAGAGGATTTAAAAATGATTTATCAAACTGAGTATCGTAATCCACGTAATTATCTAATCCAAATTCTTTGGGAATATTTTGGAAAAACGAAATTACATTTTCTCCGATTGGGTTTGGTTGTTTGAGATAGAGATATTTAATTTTTTCTCCCTCTTGAATGATTGGATATTTATTATTAATCTTATACTTGCCCACAAGGTGATTATACAATAATGTACCTCTGACATGAATAGGAGTACTCTGTCCACGTTTGTATATGCTAGTTTTACATGTATATTTTGCAATATTATTTACTCCTTTTGAAGTTGCAATATCGACATAATTTTGATTTTTAGTTTCAATTCTAATTTTAGTAATATAATCAATCAAATCATTATTGGTTTGATTAATAATAATTTCATAAGCTGTTTTAAGTTTGTCTCGATAATATCCAGGAGTAGAAGAACGGACGGTTTCCATGCCACAAATTTTCATCTTTGGCTTTTTATAACGCACACCTTCACTATCCCAGACATTAAGGATGTAACGTTTCTTGCCAGTCCAAATTCCTTTGTTAGCAATATTTTCTCTTTTCATGCTCATCTTTTGATCATAAGCATTTACATACTCTGCCAATTCTTTGTAAGAATTTTCAATAAAAGGTTCGAGTTCCACCTTACACACCTTATCAAGGAAATTAACAACTTTTTCATCAGTTTTCTCTCTTCCTTTGAATACACGTTGTACCAAATCACCAAGGTTAAGGTACATACTATCAGTGTCACAAGCAATAACATAATCAATTTCATCCGTTTTAAGAATTTTATTTAAGTATTGATTCATACTTCTTTCAATCCATTTGATCGAAAGCTGACCAGAAAGTGTAATAGCTTCGGCATTCTCTATTCGGAAATAACGAAAATGTTCATTACCAATAGCACCATAAGCAGAATTAAGTTGAATCTTCTTCGCCATTTGAATATTATTATAGCGAGAAATATCTTTTAGTAATTGTGCGTTCTTAGTATTTTCATATTCCTGCTTAGCTTGAAGCATTTTAGTTTTATAAATCACACGATCATTATACATCTTTTCCATGAGTTTTGGAAGAACTCCTTGTTTATTTGTGTTATAAAACGTTCCATTTGCACACAAAGTTTGTTCATGTAAATCATGCAAATCAATCTCTTTATTCAAAAGACGATCAACTGTTGCTTTGGGGTGACGATGTTCAAGAAGAGTTTCGGGGCTTATATTGTATTGCATAATTAAATGCGGATACAACGAATTCAAATCGAAGTTAACAACCCAATCATAAATTCCAGGAACTGGTTCTTTTACATACGCACCAGCATATTGTTTATCCTTGTGACTTTCTATCTTGGGTGGGATAACAATATTTTCGCGTTTAAGTTCATTGTATATAATCGTATCCCACATGCGAACTTGGGAATATACATCCTCAAAATTTACTTTAGCATCATACGCCATAGTAATAGCAAGCTCAATGAGCTTCATCTTATCTTCTAAACGGTCAACAAGTTCTACGTCATGAATATTATACTCGATGAATTTTTGCCAATCACTTCGATAGAAATCTTGAAAATTTTCATATTCTGAGTGATCTAATTTTTTCTCCTCAAGTTCTACCCATGCGATATGATCAAGACGATAAGATTCCTGACCTGTATAAGTAAATTTCTTATAAAGATCAAGATAATCTAAGATGGAAACTCCAAGAATAGTATAAAAAATATTTTTACGTCCTTTGATGTATACCTCTCCTTCAGTAACTTTATTCCATGGAGAAAATGAATTTAAATGTTTTTGCCCAAATATACGATTTATTCTACGACAAATAAAAGGAATATCAAAAAATTTGACATTCCACCCAGTCACAATATCAGGAGTATTTTGAACCCACCAAGAAAGAAACTTCATCAAAAGTTCCCTTTCATCTTTACAATAATGATAGGTAACATTTGGATTTTTATTATCAAATTCACCACAACCCCAAGTAATAAATTTCTTGGTGGTGAAATTTTTAATTGTAATACAAAGAATTTCTTCAATGGCTTCCTCAACACTAGGAAAACCATTTTCCGAGGTAGTCTCAATATCAAGAGAAATCAAATTAATATTTGAAATATCATAAAGAATTTCTTCTTCAGGAAATCTCTCCGAAATATATTGATATAAAAATTTTTCATTTCCGTAGACAGAAAAATTTTCAATTTGCTCATACTGTTTAATAAACTCACGAGCTTCTTTAACGCCACTAAACTTAATTGGTTCTACATATTTCTCATCTAATGTTTTGTATTCAGTTTGATGTGCAGCTTGCACAAATAATGTAGGGGAGAAAGATTCTTTGTAGATAACTGACTCCCCATTTTCATAACCACGATAGAGAACGGTATCTCCAATCAATTGAACATTAGTATAAAAATTCATTAACCAACCATTTCACGGTAAAATTTTAAAAGATCTTCTCTGGGTTCAACGATGGTAAAAATATCATCAGACCTTATGAGAATTTGTTTTTGATAAGTATAGTCTGAAAAATTATCCAAAGTTAAATACACAGCGGCAGATTTACTGTGACTAAATAATTCTTCACCAAATTCAAGTGATTTTTCTGGGATGTGATCTCTTTCATCATAAACGTAATTTTTACAAATAACTTTAGGATTAATTAAAACACAATCAGGAATATCATCTCTTTCTTCTAATTCTGAGATGATTGCATCATTATTCTTCAGAATGATTACTTGTACTGTCATTTGTTTCTCCAAATTTTTCAAGGTAACTATTTAAAATATCTTCGTGGGGCTCAACAATAGTAACAACCCAATCATGAGGAATCATAATTTTGGTTTCTCTCGTTAAAGGCATCCACGGAGTAAAGTGAATGTTTGCAGAAGGTGGTGCTGTTTCTTCTGTCAAAAACATTGTATTTTGTTTTTCGACAGTAACTACATAAGCGTTTTCAAAAAGTAAGCTGATTCCTTTTTCAGTTTCCTTTTCAACAATTTCTTTAATATCTGCAATGACATCCTCGCCTGATTTGAGGACAGCAATCTTTACTGACATTGATTCTCCTGCTATACTAGCATACAGTATAGCAGATAAAAGTCTGGCTGTCAATCCAAAGAAAGACTCACATCATCTAAATTTTTTATTTGTTTACTAATTTTATCAAGATATCCACGATTGCGAAGTTCTTTAAATACAAGATTTTCTGGAGCAAATTCTCCACCCCTTTGAATTGCTGACGCTCTCATCTTGCGAAGTTTTTCTTTTAATTTGTCGAAAGCATCTCTATCATCAGCTTTATTAGCAATAAGAAAATTAATATATTCAATAAAACTTTTTACTTTTTGAATGACAGTTTTATCATTCATATTAATTTCTTTTTTCTGTGGCTTATGTAACCATTTATTTTGAGTCAAAGAAAAAATTCCTTGATCTGCTGGCAATTTTTCTGATTTATCTTGAGCATATAATTCTACATCATGTCCATAAATTTTAATGTCATGTGTTAATGCCCAAAGTTGTTTTTTATCGCGAAGATAATCATCAATAAGATCTGGACAATTTGCGATAACGTCTTTGTTTACAATGAGATGTAAATCAACATCGGAATATTTTGTGTAATTGTAATTTGCATTACCACCAACTACAACAATATCTTCAATTGCTTTTGCTGGAATATTCGCAAACACTGCCCATCGTTTTGCAATTTTAAGAAGATTAGTGCGAACTTCAGATTTTATCAATTCATCATTCCAGAGTTTAGGATTTAATTTGGTATTATATCTAAGTGTAAGTGTAAGTTCTTCTTTAAAATTTTCGAGTGTTTTCAATTGTCTCCTCCTCTCGAAGAAGAAGATTTATAAGCACACACTCTTTTTTTAATTGATTTGTAGTAAGTAGTTCTACCATAACAATTGGGTTTAATTTTTGGAGGATTTGTACCAAAATCTCCCTTCATTTCTGAAATGTATTGCTTAAAAGTCTTCATCTGTTTTTATTGATATTTATAAAAAAGGAGCCCATCCTGTTATTTGGCAGGGGGGCTCCAGCGGCGACGATATTCAATACTATTTATTTCAACTCATATGTTTTTCTTTTTTGGTGTTCTGGAATAATACGATTAAGTGTAATAGTCAAAAGACCATTTTCAAAAGTTACATCACCAATTTCTACATCGTCGGATAAAGTCCAAGTACGAGTAAATGCTCTTTTAGCAATACCGTTGTGCAAATACTCAGATTCATCTTCTGATTTTTTACATTCAACAAAAAGTTTGTTCCATTCAGTAGAAACTTCAATGTCCTCTTTTTTGTATCCAGCTAGAGCAATTTCTAAAGTATATTGGGTAGAACTTTCTTGAATAAGATTGTATGGAGGAAAATTTGGTGTTGATTCGTGTACTGTAGCAAATCTACGAATCCATTCATCCATTCCAATTCCAAATCTATTTGGATCATTTAAAAATTTATTGATGTCAACGTTATATTTGACTAAATTGGTTGTAGTAAGCATGGTAGACCTCCTTAAGCGTCTGTAGTTAATTTAATTGTCCCCGAAGGCGACAACATAATTATATATCAAAAAATACAAAAATGGGGAGTGTGGAACTCCCCATAGAAATTATTCGGTTACTACTGCTTTCTTTTTACCAATATTATATTTACTTTCTAAAATCCAATCATTTTTTTCTTTGTATGAAATCACTTTAATTTGATTTAAAGGTGAAACATCTTCAATAAGAGATTCTTTATTGACAATAATTAATCCCCAATCACAAAGAAGACGAGTGATACGATTACGGCGCTGAACATCATTCAATGTTAAATTAGCACGTTTACCATCAAGCGCAAACAATTCTTTGAAGTGAACAATATAATATCGTCCTTGTTTGTGAAGAATGTGACAAGATTGATATAGTTTGTTTTCTTTACGAGAAGCTACACCAATACGAGTAAGTGTTTCTCTTACTTTTAGAAAATCATCTGGTTCTCTAAGAGTTACTTCCACCATTTGTTCTGGAGACCAAGTAACTTCAATATCATTAGGAGTCGTCATTGTTTACCACCTTTATTTAACTTAAGTTTAATTTGTTCAAGTTGTTTATTATTTAGAATTCTTAGAGCGGCTTGAGCTTTTTGATTACTATAGCCATAATAAGTTTTAACTGCTTCCAAGTCATCCAACTTTTCTTTTTTCAACCAAGGAGAAAATCTCTTCTTGGGTCTTACAATATTTAGTAAAAAGTGATATTGTAATTTACTATCCAAATGAGAATTGATATTCATCTCATTCGCATACATGATTGTATCTATAAATCCAGAAAGGCACTTGTTTATAATATAAGCTGGATAACCATTTTCTGAATCTGAATCCATCATCAAATTTTTTTTATTTTGATTGATAGAATTTAAATAATCCTTCAATTCATTTTTCATATTGTTCGAATGGGACCAACTACTCCTTTGCCAGTGTGGCTAAATTGATAAATTTGTGTTTTGCCATCATTCAAAGTAAGAATGATATTTTGTCCCTGAATTACTGCAGCACTTACATTATTTCCAAATGTAGCCACAGGACCATTTAAAGTGCGAAGTTGAGCACTTCCACAATTAACAACAACAAAATAGGGAATCATTTAAATTCACACTCCATCATAATTTCAGTTAAACAAGCCAGCAAGTTGATTTCCTGATCTGCTGCAAAAGCAGCTTGATACTGGTACTTGGCAATGGTAAGCACAGCGGCAGGAATGCTGGATGCAACCATCGTATCATAGAACGTGTCGTAGAGGCGGCGTGTCACGAAATTAAAATCATTATCAAGATTTGAAACAACCCATTTCCTCACCTTTAAAAATTCTTTGTTTTTGAGACACTGTACCAATTCGGAACTATTAATATCTGAGATTTCAGTAAGAATTCCAGTGTCGATAGAGCCTTTTGCTGAATAGCGTTGAATTTCATTGATAGTACGGCGCCAATCTGGGAAATGTTTGTTGATTAATTCTGCAACTACTTTTTCATCGTATTCAATGTTTTCTCCAGCCAAAATTTTCCGTATTCGGTTAAAGAATTGGGAAGCGATAGCTGGTTTTTCTTTTCCTGGGATACAAAAGTCGAAGACTGCACATCGGGAATGCAAGGGTTCGATAATTTTGTTTCTGTAGTTTGCAGTGAAGATGAATCTACAGTTGCGGTGAAATTCCTCAATAGACGCCCGTAAGAGGAGTTGTACATCTGTGGTTGTGTTATCAGCTTCGTCAATAATGATGACTTTTGGTTTACCAGTTGCTTGAAGTGATATGGACGAAGCAAATTGTTTGGCTTGATTTCTGACAGTATCGAGGAAACGTCCCTCATCGGATCCATTAATGACATAACTTGTTAATCCTAATTGTTTACAAAGAGCCTTAGCTACAGTTGTTTTTCCTACTCCAGGAGGACCAGAAAAAAGAAGATTTGGAATCTCTCCTTGTTCTACAAACTGGCTTAAGGTTTCCTTCATATTTAGAGGAAGAATGCAATCAGAAATAGTCTGAGGTCTATACTTTTCACACCACAAATAATCAGACATAATAAAAAAATCAGGGTTTACGATTCGAGAGCAATATAGTATTTTAAATCAAGTTTATCATGCTGAAATTTACTAATTAATTGAGATGAAATACTAACGGTATAATCAGCATCAAGAACATTAATATTTTCCACTTTCATATTATATGAAAATGTTTTATCAGTTTGACCAACTACAATTGAAAATGTGTTTGCAGTTTCATTATTTTTGTTTCCAACAACAAGAGTAATATTGGAACCATCGCCAATGATGGACAAATCTGGAAGTTCATGAAGATTAGAAGCTCTTTTAAGAGAAGTTAATTCTCGTAAACTAATTGAAAATGAAATGTCTGCTTCAGGAAAATTAATTTTTTCTGGAGGAGTTTTAATCAAAGAAGGATCTGAGAAAAAGTATTTAATTGTAGATCTTCCACTTTTGATTTTCAAATATTTGTCATTATCAAAAATAATGGTATGATCTGGCATCAAAGAAACACTTTGAAGAAACTGATGAAGATCATAAATTGCAAAATTTTGAGGAAAAGTTTCTTCAATTACTGCTTCTGCAAATGCGTTATCCAACAAAGAAATTGTAGAAATTTTATTTCCTTTATTAATGATAATTGAACTATTAATGGTATAAAAATTTCTTAAAATATCAAAAGTATTTTTAGAAATGCTAAGAGTGTTTTCTTTGATTTTCATGATTTAAATTCGTTAAGACCGTTTTGTATGCGGGTATAATGCCCATCAAAGTTAAGTAGTAGCATAGCATAGTGAATTACTTTTAGCAAATCACGTTTGTTACGTCCCTCTTTGTCACCATAACGTGAACCGTATTTAAGAATATTTGCTTGACAGAAAGGTGCAGCAAGTTTCTTTGCTGCCATCAAATCAATTGTTTGAATATCATCGTAACCTTCTTCATCTCCACAGTAGTGACCATGATAGGTACTTACGACATAATCTTCAATATCTTTGAGGATTTTATCCTCGTTATACTTCCACTGCATTTTTCACTTCCTCCATTTTACTAAAGTTTTTGATTTTTTTGAATTTGAGAACTCTATGAAATTTATCTGTCATGTGTTCTCTATGTGAAATAATAAAGAGATTCAAGTTATCTGTAAAAGTTCTCAAGATATATGATAGCTCATCTGTGGCACTACTGTCAAGTGAGCTGTCAAAAATTTCATCAAGAATTAACAAATTGGTATCCATGCTGTTTTTAAGTTTGGCAATGGTTCTCCATGTTAGCATAAGAGCGATATCAATGCGAGCTTTTTCACCTTCTGAAAAAGATGAATAACTAAATTCATCTCTAAATCTTGATTTTATAGTTTCTTCAAATGATTCATTTAATGTAAAGTTTACATAAAAATCCATTGATTGAAGATAATCATTAATAGTCTTATTCATTACTGGCAAATATCTTTTAATAATTTTTGTTTTAATTCCAGTATCTTTTAAAAGGTTTGAAATAATCGAATAATTTATTTTTTGTTTTTGATATTCATTTAGTTTTGTTTGATTATTATTTTTTTGATCAATCAGTGTATTAAGATTTGATAATTCATTTTCTATGTTTCCACTATTATTTTTAATGTCTAAGATTTCTTGATTGATATCTTTAATAATTTTAGTAATATGATTATTACTATGAGTAAAAGTATTTGTTTTAGTATTTAAAAAATTAATTTGTTCTAAAACATTTGATTTTTTTTCTAAAATTTCTTGAATTTTATTAATTTCTTCGTCAACTTCTGAAATTGCCGATTTCATTTTTTTTATCTGAGATTCACTTTGAGAAATATTTTCAAGTTTAATTTGTGATGTTAATGATTGATTGCAAGTAGGACAACTATCATTATGTTCATAAAATTTTTTATTCTCTACAGCAGAATCTTTGGTAATAGAAAATTTATTTTTATATTTTTCTAGTTGTTTAATTTTATGATTTAAATCACCAAAGGAATTATATTCTTGCTGAAGAGTATCAATTTGTTTATACAACAAATCAAGTTGTTTGGTATTATCTTCTATTTCAGAATAAAATTCTTGAAGTTTATTTTCTTTAGACTCTATTTGATTATTATTTTGTTGTTTTAAAGATTCAATATATTTTTGTTGAACTTCAATTTTATTTTCTAAAATGTCAACATCTCTTGAAATATCTTTAATTTCATCCAATAATGATTTAACTCTTTCTTTAAGAATTACATTCATGCTGGAAAAAATTTTAATGTCAAGAAGATCTTCAATGATTTCTCTTCTTTGTGCAGCGGGTAACTGCATAAAAGGTACGAATGTAGATGAACCAAGAACTACAATTTGAGTAAATGATTTAAAATTAAGTTTTAAAATTTTTTGTTCTAAGTAATCTTGGTCTTCTTTGGCATCGGCATTTTGACCAAGCATCGTGCCATCTTTATAAATTTCAAAAATATTTGGTTTCATTCCACGACGAACTAACCAATCAGTAGAACCAATTTTAAATTCAACTTCAACTAAACATTCTTTATTGTTTACACTATTAACAAGTTGTGGTTTATTAATTTTACGAAATGGTTTATTAAATAATGCAAAAGTAAGAGCATCTAAAATTGTACTTTTTCCTGCACCATTGGAGCCAATTAAAATAGTATTTCTACAAGAATTTAATTCAATTTCTGTAAACTGCTGACCAGTAGAAAGAAAATTTTTATATTTAATTTTTTTAAAAGTAATCACATCAAAACTCCATAAAAATTAATTTTTTGGCGGTACTATAAGTTCATCAGAAGAAATTATAGTATAGTCATTTCCCATTGATTCGCACATATCAATTAAATGTTCTGCGTCAACTTCCACGACAGATAATGGTGGATAATCATCTGCTTCCAACATGATTCCCAATCTTTCTGCATCATCTTCATCTTCAAACATAACAAGAGATTTGTTTCCATCGGAATCAATAAAAGCATATGCACCTTCAGATTCTTTTCCTTTTAAGCATAGTA